CGCGCGTGGGTCTGTTCCGTTCCAAGCCTGCGCCAGCCTTCGGCGCGTCGCAGGTCAAGGCCGCTGCAGGCGGCGCGGGTAGGCCCGGCGCGTTCCAGTTCTACAGCGTCGGGCGTAGCACGGAGCGCGCCTTATCCATCCCGGTCGTATCCCGAGCCATCGGCCTGATTACGTCAACCATCGCCAGCCTCGACCTTCGCACCTACACGCTGCAATGGGACCCGGGCAGCGAAACGTACGAACGCATCTACATTCCTGGCGAGTCGTGGATGACACGCCCCGACCCGCACGTCACCCGGCAATTCTTCATGGCCGCCCTGACGAAAGACATGATCTTGCACGGGCGGGCTTTCGCCGCCATTACAGGGCGATACTCGACAGGGTTTCCGGCGTCGTTCACGTGGCTGCCGCACGACAGCATCAATACGCCCGATCAGGCCGGCCCCGAATGGTTCGGCCCGTCGTCATCGATTCTGTTTAACGGTGCCGAACTTGACCCGGCCAACGTCGTGCAGTTCCTGTCACCGCTTGACGGCATCCTGTGGACCGGCGCCAGGTCAATTGACATTGCGTACCGGTTGGACGAAGCCGCTAAGCGGTTCGCATCAACCGAAATTGCCGCCGGCTACCTGCAGCAGAAGGACGGCGAACCGATGGCGGGCGAGGAACTGGGCGAACTGGCTGCCGCTTGGGCGACCGCTCGGGCCACGTCCGCAGTCGGCGCCCTGAATCAGCACGTTGAGTGGGTCGAATTCAAGTCGAACCCGTCGACGCTGCAACTGATGGAAGGCCGCCAATATGCGGCGCTTGACTTGTCCCGTGTCATGCAGGTGCCCGCCTGGCTTGTCGCAATTCCGGTGGGCGGCATGGTCTACCAGAATTCGCAGCAGGCCCGGGTCGACCTGTTGGCGTTCGGCGCCAGTCCGTACATCACGGCGATTCAAGAAACATTGAGTAGCGACCAGGTGCTGCCCCGAGGCCGTCACGTCGAATTCAACGTCGAGGCCTACATCCAGGGCGCCGCCATGACCGGCGAAATACCGGTCGAAGGCCCGGTCGAACAGGAGACAGGAGCAGACGCGTGATTCGATTCGACGCCCAGTCCGTGACACTCGACGCCGCCGCCGGCGAAGATCAGCCCCGCACGATCAGCGGCATTGCCGTTCCGTACGGTGTGGACGCCACCGTCAGCACCGGGCAGCGAGTCCGCATCGAAGCGGGCGCCCTGCCGACCGACGGCCCGGCCCCCCGCCTGCTGGCGGAGCACGACACCAGTCAGGTGGTCGGCATCGTCACGGCCCGCGAGGACACGCCGGACGGCATGTTGTTCACCGCCGAGATTGCCCGCACCCGGGCCGGTGACGACCTGGTCGCCCTGCTGAAGATGGGCGCCTACGACAGCGTCAGCGTCGGTATCGAACCCACGAAGGTCGCCCAGGACGGCCCGACAACGATTGTGCAGGCCGCGAAGTGGTCGGAACTGTCGGTCGTGTACGAGCCGGCGTTCGCTGACGCCAAGATCACCCAGATTGCTGCAGCCAGCAGCGACAAACCCGACACCACCCAACCCACCCCCGAAACGGAGACACAAGAAATGACCGAGCAGACCCCCGAGCCGGTGCAGGCCGCCGCGCCCGACATCATCCCCGTGGCGACCGTGCCGGCCGTCCCCCGTAAGTTCAGCCTTCCGAGCGCGTCCGAGTGGATCGCCGCCGCTCTGGAGGGCGGGCACCGCTGGCACCTGATGAACGATCAGATCAAGGCCGCCGCCCCTGACGTGACCACCACCGACAACGACGGTGTCCTGCCGGAGCCCATCGTCGGGCCCGTCTACAACCAGTTGATTGGGAACAGGCCGTTCATCGATGCGTTCGGCACCAAGGCGATGCCGGGCAGCGGAAAGGTCTTCATCCGGCCGAGCGTCGACGTGCATACCAGCATGGGCGTGCAGGCCTCGGAACTGGCCGCGCTGACCGCCGGCGAATTCCAGATCAAGGAGAACCAGGTAACGAAAGCCAGTTACGGGGGCTATGTGCGCGTCAGCGAGCAACTACGGGACTGGAGCGATCCCGACATCATCAGCCTGCTGCTCGACGACATGGCCCGCGTCTACGGCGACACCACCGACAACGTGGCCGCCGACGCCTTCGTCACCGCCGCCACCACCACGCTGCCGTTCCCGGGTGCGTCGACCGACGCCACCAACTGGCTGACCTGGCTCTACGACGCCGCCGAGGACATCCTCACGAACAGCACCGGGCACCTGCCCACGCACCTGTTCCTCGGCACCGGCAACTGGAAGAACCTGGGCAAGTTGGAGGACAACGACGGCCGCCCCCTGTTCCCGCAGGTCGGCCCGATGAACGCCCTGGGCACCACCACCCCGGGTACCGCCAACTTCACCGCCTTCGGCCTGCAGGTCGTTGTCGACCGGAACTTCGATACCGGCGTCGCCATCATCGGCGATACCGTCGGCTTCGAGATCTTCGAGCAGACGAAGGGCTTCCTGTCCGTCGACACCGCCAGCACCCGTTCCCGTGACATCTCCTGGCTCGGCTACCTGTCCACGCTGATGCTCGACGTGGACCGGTACGTCAAGGCCGTCTGATTCACCCCCACCGCGACCCCCACCACCATGGCCAACATCCTGACGATTGCGTGCACCGACGACGTTGTCACGTTGACGTTGGACGACGCCACCGGCCTGGTGGTGGGGGAAACGGTCGTGATCTTCGGCACCGGATACCCGAAACTGGACCACGTCCATACGCTGACCTTTGTTGACCTAGGCACCGATACCGTCCGATACCAGGTCAACAATCAGGACGACATCGCCACGACCACGGTCACCGGGGCGTTCCTGTCGGCCGTCGTGACGTGGGCCGACGCAGACGACGTGAAAGTGTGGCTAGGCATCGCCACGGCGACCGCCAACGACACCGCCTTCATCGACTATTGCGTCGAGGCCGCCAACTGTTACGCGTTCCGTGTCCGCTACGAAGCCGGCTACAAGGACAGCCCGGTCACCAGCCCGTGCCCCTCAGCCAAACTGGGCACGATCATGATGGCCGGCAGCCTGTACCGGGAACGTGGCAGCGTCGACAGTTTCGCGTCGTTCGATCAGACCGGGACCGCTGTCCCGTTCGGCACGATGGCCCGCATCAAACAACTGTTAGGCGTCGGACGCCCCCAGGTCGGTTGACATGGCAGCGACCGGCGTACTGGCGCAGGCATACACCAATGTCGTGACCCGGCTGCAAGCCGCCGGCCTTGTCGTTGTCACGGACCCTCGGAACGCCCGCCCTATGTCCGTGTTCGTGGAACTGCCGTCCGCTGACGTGTTCAACAGCAACATTGTGGACGTGACCATCACCATGCGGATTCTGGCGGCCCCACCAGGCAACCAGGACAGCGCCGATTATTTGCTGACGACCGCTAACACGATTCACCAGGCCTTAGGTGGCATCACCACGGTCGGCCCGTCCACGGCCCTGATCGGGGACCAAAACGTGCCCGCCTACGACATGACCGCCCGAGTAGCAACCCGCCGCACCTGAAACGGAGACAAACACAATGACCACCACCGTCCTGAGCAGCCCCTACGTGTCGATCGACGGCACCGACTTCACCGATCAGGCTTCCAGCGCCGTCGTGACCTTCACGTACGAGGCCCTGGAGTCCACGACGTTCGGCCAGTCGGCCCGCACCTACACCACGGGCCTGCAGAACAATGAGATCACCATCACGCTGATGCTGTCCTACGGCGCCGCCGAAGTCGAGGCCAAGTTGGCCGGCATCCTCGGCACCAACGTGCAGGTGATCGTCGGCGCCGAGTCCGGCACCGCGTCGGCCACAAACCCCACCTACACGATGACGGGGTACCTGGAGACCTTCACGCCGATCAACGCCAGCGTTGGTGCCCTGCAGACCGTCGACGTGACGTTCCGTGGCGGCGCCCTGGTGCGCGCCGTTTCCTGACTAAGGTTTCACTATGCAACTGCGACTGCGAGTGACACCAAAGACAGGCGACGTGTACGAAGTCGAAACCGACATGACCGTCATTGTCGAGTGGGAACGCAAGTACAAGCGTCGGGCCTCGGACCTTGCCAAAGGCATTGGCATGGAGGACCTGGCGTTCATGGCGTACCAGGCGGCACACCAGGCGGGCCACACCGTCCCGGCCGTGTTCGATGACTTCATCAAACGCACCCGCAAAGTCGATGTCGTGGACCAGGACGACGCGCACCCTACCCAAGGGGCACCCACCGACGACAACTAGCGGAACTGCTAGTCGCTGTCGGTTGGTGGCCCCCACAAGTACCGTTCACCACAAGTGACCTAGCCACGGTGGCGGCGGTCTTAGAAGAACAGAGCCGGAACCGTGGCAGACGATGACTTCACAATCCAAACGCAAGGGTTGGCCGAAGTTGTCGTGCGCCTAAACCGGCTCGACCCGGGCCTACGCAAAGAAATACAAACCCAAATGAAGGCCGAGGCCAGCCCGCTGATAGCGGCCGCCCGGTCCCTGCTGCCCGCCGAGTCACCGCTGGAAAACTGGTACAACTGGCCACGGGGCCTCGGCCCCTACACGCTCTCGAAGGCCCGCACCGGTGTGAAAGTGACGTACAAGGGCAGCAGCAAAGGGCCACGCATCCCGTTGCTGACGTTCCAACAGACTTCGGCCGTGGGCGCCATCGTGGACATGGCAGGCCGAGCCGACGGCAAAGGCAAAGGCTCCGAGGGCGGCGCCCGTGGTCAGGCGATGATCGGACGCCTGGACCGTGCGACGGGCCGGGACGCGTCCCGAACGATGTACCCGGCGCTCGAAGCGAAGATGCCGTCGATTATGAAGGGCCTGCAGGACGCAGTCGATCAGACGGTGCGCCAATTCCAGAGGGAGATTTACCAACTTGGCTAGTGGAATCAGAATCCCCCTTATTTCCGATTGGAACCCGGCCGGTATCAATAAGGCGCGCCGGGACTTCGAGAAACTGGAAACGACCGGCCAGAAAGCCGCCCTAGCGTTGAAGAAGGCGTTTCTACCGGCCACCGCCGCCCTGGTGGGCTTGGCCGCTGCCGGCACGGTGTCCGTGAAAGCGGCCGCCGAGGACGCCGCACAACAGGCCGAACTAGCCCGCCAGTTGCAAGCGACCACGGGCGCCACGGATGCGGCCATCGCCGCTAACGAAGAATTCATCGCCAGCATGGAACTGGCCGTCGCCGTGTCCGACAGCGAACTGCGCCCGGCGTTGGCCAACCTAGTGCGCGGCACCGGCGACCTGCAGGAAGCGCAAGGCCTGTTGGGTTTGGCGCTCGACATCAGCGCCGCTACCGGCAAAGACTTGGGCAG